GGTCGCGACAAGTACGGCGACGAAATCAACCGACTGACGGCGTTCTGGAAGAACCCCTACACCCAGTCCGACCGCTCATGGAGCGAGTGGCTCACCGAAGCCCTCAACCAAGTGTTCATCTACGACCAGCTCTGCATCTACCCTCGCTACAACCTCGGCAAGAGCCTCATCGGTCTGGACATCATCAACGCCCCGACCATCAAACTGCTGCTGGACAACCGAGGCGACATCCCAGCCGCTCCACTCCCCGCTTACCAGCAGGTTCTCTGGGGCTTCCCGCGAGGCGAGTTCACCGCCGCCCCCGAGAGCGACGGCGACTTCTACAACACCCCTGGCAAGTACGGCGAGTACCTGACCGACCAGATGAGCGTCTACGTCAAGAACCGCCGCACCTACTCGCCCTACGGCCTCTCGCTCGTCGAGCAGTGTGTCCCAGCCGCGACCCTGTACCTCGACCGTCAGGCGTGGATGCGAGCCGAGTACCAGTTCGGATCTATGCCCACGACGTTCATGAAGACGAACAGCATGGAACTGACGCTTGAGAAGTTGTCGGCATACGAGCGCATCCTCAACGACCGCTTGACCGGCTCAACCGCCGAGCGCCACCGCATCAAGGTTCTGCCAGACGGCTTCGACCCCGTTGCCATGCCCTCGCAGGACGAACGCTACAAGTCCGACTATGACGAGTTCATCATCAAGCGCATCGCCGCCATTATGGGCGTATCCCCCTCGGCGCTCGGTGTGGTCGCTCGCGCCGGTCTCGGTGGTGGCAAGGGTCAGATGGAAGGCGAACAGCAGTCCTCTGAACTGACCTCGACGAAGCCAATGGAGATGTACGTCACCGACATCATCAACTCCCTGAGCCGTCGCTACCTTGACGCCGACCTCAACGTCACCTTCGTCCTGCAGGACAGCACCAGCACCCAGAGCGAACTAGAGCAGAGCAAGGCACTGCAGATGCAGTTGTTCTCGGGGCAAAAGACCCTCAACGACGTGCAGGGCGAACTCGGTCAGGCCCTCTACGAGATGCCCGAAGCCGACGAGCCGTTCATCGTCGCAGGCAACGCCATCACCTTCCTCAAGGGTCTGCTCAACACCGACGCCTCAGGCGAAACATCAGGACAGAAGGAGACCCCCAGTGACGGCAGCACGCTCAGCGAAACTCCACAAGGCGAAGCAGGCCAAGACGAAGGTGAAGAAAGCCCGAGTGCGAGCCAAGCGCCGGAAACTGACCTAAAAGCTCAAGAGGCTAAGGCGTTCGCCAAGTTCGCCCAGAAGCCTCGGGCTCGCGAGTTCGAGTTCAAGTTCCACACACCCGAAGAGGCTGCAGTCTTGAAAGCGCAGATAAGCGATACCCCAAAAGGTTTGACTACTAAGGCGCAGACACCGGCCATCGTCGCTCGACGCCGCAAGGTCTCCGAGCACTACGCGCCACTGATCCACGAAGCCCTCAAAGCCGCTACAACCGGCGTAGAGACGGCAGTGCGCCACGCCCTCGTCGCCAGCACCGCTAAGGCGAGCAAGTCCGACAAGGACAAGCACGACGCGAAGGCGGCAGTAGACAACAACGTCGCCATCAACACCGACGCGCTCACGAACCTCGTCTCAGGCGTTCACGCCGACGGCGGCCTCGTGGGAACCGATGACGCGATGACCCAGTTGCCCGACAACGACGCCATCACTTCCTCGCCAATGGGGGCGCTCTCGAACTCGGTGGACTGGGCAACGTGGACACCAGGCAACGCTGAGGCCGCTTCTAAGGTGGCTGGGAAGGGCTTACGCGCCCTTATGGATAGCGTTGGCGTCACCATCAAGGGGATTAGCGACACGACCTCACAGGCCATCGGCAACATCATCGCCGACGGACTGGCGCAGGGCTCGACCTACGACGAGATTACGAGCGCGATCTACAACTCCTACGCCTTCTCCTACGAGCGAGCGCAGGCCATCGCCTCAACCGAAGCCGGACGAGCTGCGAACGCATCAACGCTGGACGCCTACCAAGTCGCAGGGATTACCCAGTTCAACTGGGAGACCTACGACCCATGCGACGAGTGCCAAGCCGAGGGGGAAGCCAACCCTCACGACGTAACCGACACCTACCCACCGCTTCACCCCAACTGCGAGTGCTTCATCACGCCAGCAGTCTGACCTACGGAGAACCAATGACCGACACCATCAAGNNCATCTACCTCGGCAACCTGACCGCCAAGCGTGGCCCCGACGGGTTCATGTACGTCAAGGGACTGGCGACGGACGATACCCTCGACCTCGACCAGCAAATCTGTGACCCTAAGTGGCTCAAGAGCGCGATGCCAGCGTGGATGGAGATTGGCAACATNCGCGAGATGCACGGCTCAAAGGCAGTCGGCAAGGCTACCGAGATGGAGCAGACCGGCACCGGCTTCGTCGTGACCGCAAAGGTCGTAGATCCGCAGGCCGCCATGATGGTCGAAGAGGGCATCTACACGGGCTTCTCGATTGGCATCAAGGGCGCTCGCGTGGTCAAGGACGATAAGGCCCCAGGAGGTCGAATAGTCGACGGATCCATCGTGGAAATCTCACTCGTGGATCGTCCGGCCAACAGCTCGTGCAGTATCGAAATCGCCAAGTCGGTAGACGGGGCATTAGTGAAAGGCTCAGCCGTGAGCGAAGTAGAAAAGGCTGAGAGCCCAACCCTCAACGCCGAAGCCGTAATGACCGAAGAGCCTGGTACTCGTGACGAGGTTCTTGACCGTGACTCCCCGTTCTTCTGCCGCGCCTGCTCTGGCACCGGCAAGAAGTCCAACGTCGAGGGCAACACCCAAGAGACCGACTGCGACGTATGCGCTGGCACTGGTGAGCAGCCCGAAGGCCGCTCCGAGTTCGCCGAGCCCGAGCGCGTCTCGACCCCCGAGGCACTTGACAACCGCGACATGAAGGAAGCCGACGCCGACCTCGCCAAGAAGGACTACACCGACGCCGAGCGTGCAGACATGGCTGACGCTGGACAGGCGATGGCTGGTGGTGGCTTCCCCATCAAGACCCTCAAAGACCTCCGCAACGCTATCCAGTCCATCGGACGCGCCAAAGACCCAGCCGCCGCGAAAGCGCACATCAAGGCTCGCGCCGAGGCTCTGGGCCGTGAGGATCTAATCCCCGACAACTGGAAGGGCGCAGACGCCGAACTCGTCAAGGCTGACGACATGAAGCACGACGCCGCCGACCTCGCCGCTATCCGCTTGGGGCTCATCAACTGCATCAAGGCTGAGCTCGACGAGATGGTCGCCGGTGATGAGAATGAAGTCTGCGACGTGAAGGAATTGCTCACTACCCTTGAGTGGTTCCTCTGCTGGTGGACTGACGAAGCCTCAGAGAACGAAACAGACGCCCCATTCACCGGATGGGACGATGACAACACAGGAGACACAATGGCCTATGTAGGACTTGGCGTTAGCGCCGACCTCATCAAGAACGCAAGCGCGGAGACCGCCACCCCCGAGGTGAAGTCGGAACTGCGCAAAGAAATCGTCAAGGCGCTGGGCCTTGAAGAAGTCATGACGGCGAAGGCCGAATTGAGCGAGGCGAAAGAGGAGATTGCTCTCNTGAAGGCCGCGCTTGACGAGGTAAAGTCAATGGCTGCACCTGGGGGGCCTGCACTGCGCGCCACCCGTGAGCAAACCAGCAAGTCAGCAGCGACACTGGCGCGAGAGGTAGAAGCACAGCGCTTCCGCAACCTCGCCGCACAGATCACTGACCCTGCCCTTCGCAACCAGTACCTCGACACCGCTCGGGCACTGGAAGCAAACTAACCCACAACCAAAGGAACCAGAATGGCGCTCGCCGCTCCCTCCCTTGACCAGCTCTTTCACGGCCTCCCAGCCGACGAGCAGGTCAAGCGCTTTGAGGCTTACAAGTCAGCCCTTAGCACTGTCCACTCCAACACCCTGGCTGCAAAGTCACGCGGTGAAATCTCCTTCGACCCCACTCGTGGCATCCAGAAGACGGTGAACACCGCTTCACGCGTTGCTGAACTGACGGGTGAAATCACGAAGGCCATCTCAGGCGACCAGTTGGCTGCCGTTCAGTCATCGCTCGACGGCCTTGCCGACCTGCAGAAGGACTTGACGCTTACCAGCCCACTGAACTCGACCATCTCGGGCGTATCGGGTCTTGTACCTTACGACCTTGACCCAGTTCTGTCGCTGCTTATCCCGAAGGAACTGTACCTTCGCAACAGCGTCGCCCGCATCAAGGCTCAGGGCCAGGCGCTTGAGTTCCGTCGCATCACGGGCCTCTCGAACGCCGGTGTCGGTGGAGTTGGACAGACCTCGTCCTTCTTCAACAGCACCTCGGCTTCGACCTCGTTCGGTGGTGTCTCGCTGAACCGTCCGACCAAGATCACCTACGCCGCCGACAAGATTGTCAAGTCGTTCGTCGAGCAGGGTCTGTCGGACAGCGT